TCCTTTACAAGCTCAGAGTCAAGGTCACGTGTCAACTGATATACGATGGTTCCGACCATTTCCAAGTGAGATAGTTCTTCTAACCCAACAGGTTATCAATGAGAAAACGGCGGAAGCCGTAAAGCCTCCGCCGGGACCGTTAATAAGATTTCGGTATTTTCGGATATAGCGTAATCTCAAAATCGTCGGGAGCATTATTCCACCGCCCGTTTTTGGTTTTGAGGTAGACGACCTTTTCTAACACCTCTTTGAGCATATCATTCTTTGCTTTTGCGGACGGAAGCGAGTCGTAGACGTCGAGCAGCTTCTCCACTTTGGGGATAATCTGCTTTCGCCCCTGCTCCCGTTTCTTATCGGCAGCAATATCAGCACCGAGAGTGAAACGGTCCGCCTCGTTCTTTTTGATACGCTCGGAGAGTTTACGGGAACGGTCGAGAAATTGCTCGGTAGTGTAAACGCCCTGCTCCAAAAGGTCGTGGGCGTTATCAAGCTGCTTGTTGAGGGTGTCGTATTCGGTATCGAGCCGCCGGAGCGCCTTTTCTTTCAAATTCACCGCCGAGGCATTGTCGGAGGTGTCGTCAGCGATTTCCCATTGCAGACGGTATTCGGCGAGCCAATCACTCAAAGCCTGCAACACTCGCTCCTCGACATAAAACAGCGCCGAGGAAATGTTATCGCAAGCGGTATCGGCGCAGAGCAATGTATCTGCTTGGTTACGGTCGTTATACGGCCGGCGTACCATTTTCTTTCCGCATTTCGCACAGACGACAAGCCCGGACAGAGGATTTTTTACTTTGTTGCGTTCGCCTATTGGGTGCGGCGGATTTTGAGCCATATATTCCTGCGCTAATGCGAAAGTAGCGTCGTCAATCAGCGGAGGGTGTTTCCCGTCAGCAAGAACGCAGTCGTCTATCGAAGAACGAGGGCGAGCAATAACAACACGGCCGTCCACCATTTTCTTTGAGTCCTTGCGCCAATTCCAACGAATTTTGCCGATATACACGGGATTTATCAAAATATCGCGGATAGTCGCAGGCGACCAATGGGTACTCTTTCGCGGCGGAATACGCATATCATTGAGCCGACGAACAATACGAGAAACGCCGAGGCGCTTATAAGAGCCGTCCTCCTGCTCCTCGCCCTTTGTGTAGAGTTGAAATATAAGGCGGACAATATCAGCCTCCGCCGGAAGCGGAGCGAGGGTGTAGCCCTTATCGCCGACGAGTTTTTCTCTCTGATAGCCGTAGGGCGACTGACTGCCGACATATTTTCCCTCCTTGACAGAGGCAATGCGGCCGCGCTGTAAACGGCGGTTAATCGTTTTGTATTCGCGCCGGGACATAAACAGACCGAACTCAAAATACTCCTCGTCAAACTCATTGTTAGGGTCGTAGTCTTTAATCGGGGTAATGATTTTGGTATCGGAGAATTTGAAAGTCTGCGCCACAATGCCTTGGTCTACGGTATCACCGCGAGCAAGACGCTCGACCTCCATAACGAGAACACCGTCCCATAGCCCCTGCTCAACCTCGGAAAGCAACTGTTGCATAACCGGGCGAGCAGCTATGGTTTCGCCGGAAACGATTTCCCGGTAGATTTGCGTTATATCCAAATGCCGCCGTTTCGCAAGGTCTAAAAGGGCGTTGATGTGCCGAGTGAGAGTTTCGCCCTCACCGCGAGCCTCCGCCTCTGCGTCCGCTCTTGATTTACGGACATATAAGCAGTACGGCATAATTACACCTCCAAAAGAGAAGCCGCCCCGGAGAGGCGGCAGCGGTTAATCTTTTTTACGATAGTTGCTCCAATCCACATAGATTATGTTGCCTTCCGTTCGGAGTATTCGAGGTCTTCTTTTTTGACTTCAAAGGCGGTGTCAATGTCGGCTTGCATAAGTTTATCAAGGACGGCGCATACCTCGTTTTTGAGGCTGTTTTGCAAATTCATAAGGTCAGACAGCAGAAGCGGGTCGGTAACCTGTCCACCGCAGGAGTCAATAGTATTGCGTATTTTCGCCCGTGATTCCTGCAACAAAGAGAAAAGGTCCGAATATAGTGCGAGGCGCTCCTCGTTGTTTTTCATCATATCACGGGACAGCAGAACGTAGAAACTATCGTACATCTTTGCCACCGTCTGTTTTACGAGCGGAGGCAGACCGTCGTAATGACGCTTGAAATTCTTTGTGTCGTTTATGAATACCGCTTCACTATGAGTGCGGCAATCGTCGATACCGAGCAAGTAATCGGTAGACACACCGAAATATTCAGCCAAAGAGCAAAGCATTTCGTAATCGGGTTCTTTGCCCTCGGTTTCGTAGCCCGAAACGGTAGAGCGGGTTTTGTGGATTGCTTTTGCAAGGTCTGATTGAGTCATTTGTCGCTCTTTACGGAGAGCGATAAGCCGTGAGGAAAATGTCTTCATTGTTTTTACCACCTTTATATTTAGAATATTATATCAGAAATGCCCCGATTTGTGTAGCGGTTGCCCCCAAAATCGGCATTTCCGAAAAATTTTTTGAAAAAAATCCCGAAAAAACTTGACATTGCCCCCAAAAGGGGCTATAATGTAGTTAAGGTCGAGAAAAAAGACCCAAAGCGGAACGAAAGGAGGACACGAAATGAGGGTCAAACTCGTAAAGCTGCGAGAGGGGCGCGGATATACGCAGGCAACATTCTCAAAAGCCGTCGGCATTTCCCGTTCGCATTACTCGCAGATTGAAACCGGGGAAAAAGAGCCGTCGCTCAAAGTAAGCCTCAAAATCAAGCGCGTGCTTGATTACCCCTACGACGATATTTTTTTTAACGCAAAATGCCCCGTTTCGGGACACAAGGCGTAAAGCAAGGTCACGAACAGCGTCATATCCCCTGTTCACGATTATATTTTACAACGAGAGGAGGCAAAGATAAATGCCTAAAATGGCGACGAAAGCCGCAGGAAATGTCTTTTATCAAGCACGAAAAGAAGCCTCAAAGTGGAACGACAGATTATCGTCCCGTGAGGGCGCGTCGGAAGAAACGGGCGTAGACAGAACAAGGCTCGCCTACATAGAACTCAATACGGTAAATCCCCACCCGGAGGAGGTGCTGATACTTTCGGAGGTTTACAACGCCCCGGAACTTTGTAATCACTTTTGCAGTAAGATGTGTCCCCTCGGAGTTAAGACCGTAAACGAGGTCGAGGTAACAGAACTCGAAAAAACCGTGTTGCAGTTGCTGTCGGTGTTCCAGAGCCTCCCACAAGTAAAAGCCGAATTGATAGACATTGCGGCGGACGGCGTGATAGACAATACCGAAAAACCGAGAATGGAAAACATCATTTCAAAACTCGACGAAGCGGCGACCAAAATTCAAGCCTTAAAAATCTACTTTCAGAAGCAGTATGGGAATAGGACAAATTACCAAACAAATAAACTTTGAAAAGGAGGTGCTATGTATGGTTGCAACGGGAAATGTAGTTAAGGAAATGAGCATAGGAAACACCCGGATAAAAATATGCGACGACTACTGCCGAGAAAAGACAAAAGCAGAGGTCGAGGAAATACTCAAACGGATTGCAAGGAACGCTATCGGGCCGCTCACAGTTGCGACCACACAAAGCGTATGAGAAAAATCGAAATAATAAAGCGAAGATTTCAAATCGGAGGAGCGTTACTGTTCGGCTCATTATTCGCACTCGTTATGTTAGTCGGATTTGACGCAAAGAGCAACGCCGTATCCAATACGGCGGACAAGCCCAACAGCGGAACAGCATTTACGGTCAATGACCTTGTATACCGAACGACCGTGCCGGAGATTTCGACAGAGCCACACGCAACAGAGCCGGACAAGCACTATTACGCTATACCGCTGTCAACGGACCTGCAGGACTACATATTTACGACCGCCGACGATTACGGAGTGCCGCCCGAACTGATAATCGCCATTATTCAAAAAGAAAGCGATTACAGAGCGAACGCTACGGGAGCGGCCGGCGAACAGGGATATATGCAAATCCACCCGGTCAATTTTGAATGGCTCTCAGAGGAACTCGGCATTACAAATTTTTACGACCCGGAACAAAACATTCTCGCAGGGACCTATATGTTATCGGGGTTATGCGAAAAATACGACACTATTAACGAAATTCTGATGTGTTACAACTGCGGCGAGGGAGGAGCGAAAAGACTATGGAAGAACGGTATTACCGAAACAGAGTATTGCAGAAAAATCGCAGATATTATCCAAAGCATAAAAAAGGCTTGACGGCAACAGAGGTCAAACGGCTCGTCGTGCTATTTATCATAGCGGCAGTAGCCGGAGTGATTGCCGGAGGAATTATGGCGGCGGTAGTATTACCGATTGCATACGCAGAGCGCGGCTATTACGCCTGCGGCTCGGAATGGATTTTAATATTTGCGGCCGCATACGCAGGCTTTTCAGTTTTCAATAACTACGTTTTCGGCACGAAAAAGAGCCGAAAAGAAAGGAGATAAATATGCCGTATTATCACGAATGCCCTTTCTGCGGCGGAAGTCTTGACCCCGGAGAAAAATGCGACTGTCAGCAGAACAGTAAGGAGGTGAAAGCAGTTGCAGGCGGTGTTACAAAAAGACGAATTAAAAACGCTGTCGGAGGAGTACCTCGCAGAGCCTTTGTCGGACACAGAGTATGAGGAAGCAAAGGCGCAGGCAAAAAGAAAACTCGCCCGAATAATCGAGCGAGAGGGCGACGGCGACGGAGAAAGGAGGAAACCGTATTATTTAGCACAACTTATCGCAGAGGCGGTAAGGGCAGAACGCTTTTCGGCGTTCACATTGGAACTCGGCGAACTTTTCAGATATGCCGAGGAAGAACACAAACGGCAGATACAGCAGAGAAAAAAAGAAATGCCCGCAGCCAAAGCCGCAGGGCAAATCTAAATCCATATCTCTATTGTATCACATAATTTTTGAAAATGCAATAGGAGGTTGCAAAAAAATGGCGAACAATTCTTTAACAATTACAGCGCAGTACCCGACGGACCGCTACAATCTGCTTGTTTCTATGCAGACCGTAGCAGAGATTGCGTCAATTCATAAGCCCGTGATGAATGTCGTTTCTATCAGCACGGACCTCAACGACAAGGAAATCTATGTGCAGGAAAAAGCCTATGGTAAAGACCCTGCAAAGTACGCTATCACCAAAAAGGGACTCACGAAACTTATGAGGGCAGCGGGTATCAAAATCCTGTCCTCTCGCCCGGTAGTCCCCTCTACCTGTCAGAAATGTGCCAACATTAACGCGGGTATCGGGAAAGCCGTGAGGTGCGGTGCTTGCCCGAACAAGGACGTCAAATACGAAGTGCGTATCAGCGTTCCGCAGCTTACAGGCGAAAATATCGAGGTAGTCGCTCACAAGGAGATTATCGTTGACGATGTTACCGCCTCAATGACCGACAAGCAGAAAGCGGAGTTTCTGAAATTTAGAAACGAAATGTGCGAAACGAAAGCCCTCAACAGAGCGCTCCGAGCCGCTATGCAGATTAAAGGGACATATCTCATTGAGGAGTTTAAGAAGCCTTTTGTAGTTGCATATCTTATTCCCAACCTTGACAATGCAGAGGTTAAGGAAAAGGCGGTGGAGGCTATGTTTTCCTCCTCTCACGAAATTTACGGCGGGAATGTGGATAACAACAACCGTCGGACCGTTTTCGTCGAAGACGACCCGGAAGACGCAAGCGGAGGCGAAGCACAGCAGACACCTATTGAACCCGCACCCGCACCGCAAGCATTGCCGCCGGAGCGTCCGCAGGCAACAACCGCAAGACGCGCCGCACCGCCCGACCCGAATATTTGCACAGATTGCGGCAAGAAGATTTCAAACGGAGTTTCGGAGTATTCCATTGAGAACTACGGAGCGCCGCTTTGTATGGACTGTCAGAAGAAAAGAGGAGGAAATCAGTAATGACTACGATTATCACGCAGAACAGACAGCACATAGTCACCGCAGAGGTGATTGAGAGAATTTCAGTAGAAAAATCGAACGAGGGAAACGAAATTGTCGCACACACAATCAACGGCGTTGAAATTTCACTCGGTATTTACAAAAAGGCGGAAAACGCCGCAAAGGTTATGACATATCTTTCGTTCTGTATCACGGACGACGGAAAAACGGTCGTTGTTCCCACAGAGGAAGTCGTTTCCAACGACAAGAAAATCGCCGCCGATTTTATCGGAAAGGTTATGGAGGACATTATCAAAAAAGGACCGCCCGCAGGCGTTAAGGTCGAAAAGGTTACTATCGACCCCAATCTGAAAGAATTTCTCGAAAAGCTGAAAGGCGGTGACAAAGAATGAAGATACTCCATACGGGAGATTGGCATATCGGCAATTTTCCCGGCCCCGAAAGAAACGGTGAAAATGTGAGATTTAATGACATCTGCCATTGTCTCGACACACTCGTAGTCAAGGCGGAGGAAGCCGCCCCGGACTTTATCGTTATAGCGGGTGATGTTTTTCGCCAAGCAAAGGTATGGAGCGACCGAGGGCTAAAAGAAAACCGCACGGTAACGCACTATATCAGACTGCTTGAAAAAATCGCCCCAGTCGTAATCGTAAGAGGGACACCAAATCACGACAGCGAGCAGCAGTACGAAAACCTCGTGAGCGCATTCGAGGGCGACGACAGCGTACACATCATCACCGAGCCGCAGACACTCAAAGTATATGGGTATCACAGCGGCGTTTCGGTACAGATTGCGGGTCTGCCCGGATTTGACAGAGGTTTTTACCGTGCCAAACACCCCGGACTCTCCAAAGAGGAGGAAAACGAGGTGTTCACGGAAGAACTCGAAAAAATCATACTCGGATTGAAAGCGAGCTGCGACAATTCAGCACCGACGGTTTTGGTTTCGCACTTCACTATCCCCGGTTGCAATATGGAGAGCGGTCAGACGGCATTTTTCAGCGCATTTGAGCCTGTCGTTTACCCCTCGGCACTTATGGCGGCAGGATTTGACCTCAACTGTTTCGGGCATATCCACCGCCCACAGCACATTGACGAAGCCGGACCGACATATTACTGCGGAGCGGTAAGCGCCCTCAACTTCAACGACGAGGGGCAGGAACGCGGATTTTACATTCACGACATAGAGGCGGACGACGTACACAGCACATTCTACGCACTCCCGACGCGAGAATACAAGACCATTCGGCTCGAAGACGAGGGCGTAGCGAAGATTATCGGCGGAGATATGGAATGGCTAAACGCCGAGAACGATTACTCCGAGAAAGTAGTCAGAGTCCTTTACAGTTGCACCGACGAGCATAACAAAGCGCTCAACAAAGCGGCGCTTGAAACATTCTTGTATGAGGGTGGAGCGTTTTGGGTGCAGGAAATCACTCCGGCAAAAATCTCTATCACGGTAAACAAGGAGGCTATGTCGGACGACAACTCCCCGGAAGAACACCTCCGCAGATATTTCGGTGACAAGGAATACAGCCAGGAGAGAATTGCGGAACTTATCGACACCGCCGCACCGTTTATCTCGGAGGCGGCAGAGGCAAAAGGAAGCGGAGCGCATACGGGCGTATTTATTCCCCTCAAAATCGAGGTGAAAAATTACAGAAACTACCGGGACGAGAGTTTTGACTATGACGGAATTCGTTTCTGCACTATCAACGGTGAAAACGGCGCAGGCAAATCCTCGCTCTTTATGGACGCTATGCTCGACGCACTTTTTGAAGAGCCGAGAGAGGGCGATTTGACCGGGTGGATTTGCAATGACCCGGACGTGAGAAGCGGCTCAATTCAGTTTACATTCAGCATTGGAGAAGCCACATACCGCGTAACGAGGACGCGCACAAAGAGCGGCAAAGCGACTCTGAATATTGCCGAACTCGTAGAGGGCGAATGGGAGGACCGTTCGGCAGAGCGTTACAAGGATACGCAAGCGATTATTTCCGACATTATCGGAATGGATAGCCTCACGCTGAAAGCCTGCGGACTGATTATGCAGGACCAGTACGGATTATTCTTGCAGGCCGACAAAGAAGCACGAATGAATATTCTCGGTAATATCCTCGGACTCGGAATTTACGACCGAATGGAAGACCTCGCCGCCACCGCACTCACAAACAAAAACCGAGAAATCAAAAGTATTCTCGACAAGGTAGCCGACATCACGGCCGCCCTCCCGGACGCAGGGGAACTCGCCGCCGCTATCGAGATAACGAAAAAAGATATTGTGGACCTGCAGAAACAGGCCGACGAAAAGGCCACAGAGATTGACGGCACGAAAGTACGGTTGAATACAAAGGTTGAGGCTATGCAAAGGGCGGTCAGAATTCAAGCGGAAATTGCAACGCTTGAAATGAAGAAAAACACCGCTATCACAAACAAGACAACGCAGAGTCTTATTGCAAACGGAGCAGCCGCCGCATTGAGTGAGGAGGCACAGATAAAGGCCGGCGTAGCAGAATATGAGCAGTTGCTCGAACAGGAAAAGGCTCTTATTTCCGCACGGGACCGTCGGGACGACCTCACCGAAAGAGGAAAAGCACTCACAGACGAGGCAATCGCCCTTTCCGCCGCAAAAGAAAAGGCGGAAAAGGACCTGCAACAGACAACCGAACGCATTGCGACAATCAACTCTAAACTCTGCGACGCTCCTTTGCTCGAAGAAAAACACGCCGAATACCTAAAAGCGCAGGCGGCAGTCGAGGAAATGCAGAAATCGGCGGAAGAATATACCTCGCTCGCCAAAGCGCTCGCCGAAGCACAGGCAGAATATGCAAAGGTGGAGAGCAAATACGCTCTCGAAAAACGGACCATTGACGGCGAAATAGCCGCTTGCGAAGCAGAGGCTACATTGCTCGAAAACAGCGATTGCCCGATTTCGGAAAAAGCCTCTTGTAAATTCCTATCAAAAGCCATTGCCGCAAAAGAAAAACTCCCGGAATGGAAAGCAAATGCGGAAGAACTCGCCGTAAATGAGTCAGAAGCACTCGCAGAGAAGCAGAAAGTGGTCGATTTAGCGAGAGTGGCAGTTGAGGCAAGCAATTATACCCCAGAAGTATTAAACGCTTTGAGAGCCAATTTGAGCGCTTTGAGGGCATACGAGGAAAGATATGCCGAACTTGCTACGCTCAATTCGCAAAAGGAAACCGCCGACACGCTTTTGAAGACATACGCAGCTGCGGTCGAAGAAGCCGAAAAGAAACTCCACAACACCGAAGCAGAGCGCAACAAGGTTATGGACGACCTCGCAAAAGCACAGGAAGCCGCCGGAGAGTACGACGCTATCTCCGCCAAAATCACCGCCGCAAAGGTGTGGTTGGAAAAAGACAAGGAACTCCCGGCTATGCGTGAGCGCCTTGCCTCGGCTAATGTGCGTATTGGGGAACTTGAAACAGAAATCGCACAGTACGAAGCAGATATAGCGCAGAAACGCGAAGAACATGCCGCCGAGAAAATTGCCTCGGAGGGTGCGGCAGACCTTGAAAAACTCGTGAAACAGGCTGACGAAATTATCAACGGACTGCGTACTGAAATTCAGCAGAAGTCAATGAGCCTCGGCGCACTCACCAAGCAGGCCGAAACAGCCGAGCAGAGCCGACAGACTGCAAAAGAGTTGCAGAAACAGACCGAGAGCCTTGCTCACACCGCCTCGCTTTATGAAGACCTCAAAAAAGCCTTTTCGCAGGACGGTATTCCGCACAATGTTATTCGCTCACTTATTCCGATTTTCGAGGCAACGGCAACGGGAATACTCGGACAAATGAGCGGCGGCAAAATGAGTGTTGAATTTGTTACCGAAAAGGTGCTGAAATCCAACAACAAAAAAGAGGTCACGACCCTTGACATCATCATAAACGACTGCACGACCGGGCGACTCCCCTATATGAGCCGGAGCGGTGGCGAAAGAGTCAAGGCGGCGCTTTCGGTTATTCTTGCACTTTCGGAGATAAAGAGTACAAAGGCCGGCGTACAACTCGGTTTCCTCTTTATTGACGAGCCGCCGTTCCTTGACGCACAGGGCGTACAAGCCTACTGCGACGCTTTGGAAGCTATTCAGAGCCGCTATTCTGCATTGAAGATTATGGCAATCACTCACGACCCGACAATGAAATCAAGATTTCCGCAGAGCGTGGATGTGGTGAAAACGGCAGACGGAAGCAAAGTTATTTATCAGTAATTCAAGTGCCGGGGAGCGTCCCCTCCCCGGCTACTGCGAAAGCGGAGGTGAAGCAATATGGGACGACCGAAAAAACAGACCGTCGATTATTTTCCTCACTTTGTTACAGGCTCTCGACGCACTATATCAATCCTTGAAGCAAGGTGGAAGAATGACGGGTATGCGTTTTGGTTTAAGCTGCTCGAACTGCTCTGTATAACAGACGGACACGCTTTCAATCTGTCAACAGTAGCCAATCAAGAGTATTTATACTCATACACCAAAACAGACCCGGAAACGGCCGACAGCATTATAGAAATGCTTGTTGACCTCGAAAATATCGACAAGGAACTATGGGAGCAACATAAAATTATTTGGTGTCAATCGCTCGTGGATAATCTCAAACTCGTTTACGACAAACGAACGACACCAATGCCGAAAAAGCCGTTTTCCGTGGAGAATATACCCGAAAACCCGCCGAAAACGGACGAAAAACCTCAATCAGAGGACAATTCGGAGCGACAAAAGCCGAAACGAGGAAAGTCCGCCCCGAAAAAACCGCAGAAATCAAAACCCGACGAGCCGGAGAAAATCAAATATGCAGAATTCGTCCGTATGACCGAGGAGGAACACCGAAAACTCGTAGAGCAGTACGGAGAAAATGCGGCGGCAAGAATGATAACCGTCCTCGACAACTACAAAGGGCAGAGCGGCAAGACCTACAAGAGCGATTACCGCGCAATCCTTAATTGGGTAGTGGAACGGGTGCAGGAAGAATTCAAGAAGAACGGAGGCGGAGGCTATGGCAGAAATGAAGTCCCTGCGGGACATAATGGGCCAAACCCCGGAGGCTTCAAGCCGTCGGGAGGCTTCAAAAAGTGAGAAAAACGAGTCGCTCTATTTGACGCCGGAGGAAGCAAAAGCAAAGGGGTACAGATTTAAGTCACCTCCACCGCCTCCCGACAAGTGCCAATTTTGCGGCAAGGAAAATCCCCGTTCTGGAATTCCCTTTGGCGGTGAAATTCTTTTTTGGCAACCGTTTCCGTCCCGTTGTAACTGCCCGGAAGCTGTTGAGTATTGGAAAAAGTACGACGCAGAACAGGCGGCAAAAAAGGAAGCGGAGCGCATTGCAGAGGAGCAGAAACGAAAGCGCGAGCGCATAGAACGCCTACTCGGAAAGAGCGGTATCAAAAAGCGTTTTCAGCGCAGGACTTTCGATAACTTCAAAGCAGATACGCCGGAGCGCCAAAAGTGCTACAAAATCGCAAAACGGTACGCCGACACATTCAAGCAGAGGTATGAAAACGGCGACGGACTTTATATCGAGGGTACGAACGGGACCGGCAAAACACACCTCGCCGCCGCAATCGCCTTACAGCTCATTAACGAGGGTGTCCCGGTAATTTGCAAAACCTCAACGGATATGCTCCTCGATATAAAAAAGACATTTGAACGAGGCGACATAAGCGAGAGCGCTGTACTTGGAATTTACAAGTCGGCGGATTTGCTTATTATAGACGACCTCGGAAAAGAACAATGCTCCGATTGGAGTATGTCAATCCTCTACTCTATCCTAAACGACAGGTACGAGGATATGAAACCGACCATTATCACTACAAATTACAGCGCGGAGGACCTTATACGGGCGCTCACGCCCAAAGGCTACGACGACACCAAAATCGTCGCAATCATAAGCCGATTGAGGGAAACCTCGAAGGTCATAACAATGGCGTGGGAAGACTACCGCACCGCGCAAGAATAGGAGGACACTATGGCAAACATAAAAACGCTGAACGAGGATTTAATACATAGAGCAAACTCGGTCAGTTTCGGAGGAAAACGCGGAGATTTGTCGAGAAGCGAATACACGGGATATGCCGAAAAAATTTTGGGGTGGCCTATCTCGGACGAGAAGAAACAAAAGCTGCTCGACAAACTCTACGACAAGTGGACGGAAATATTGAGGCAGGAAGCACAGCATATCAGCGTAATGGTTGCGGGACCTGCAAAGTACAACTCACGCAAACTCGACCACAGCGACCAAATATTGAGGCTTTCGTCAGAATTCGTGGAGTGGTTTAAGGATTTGGAGGCGCAGGTCGAACAGGGACAGCGGAAGAACGACAAGGCGGAACATCTTATCCGTATGGTGGAGTTTTGCAAAAAACCGGACAACCCGTGCGACCCGACCTCCCACCTCGCCGAACTCGCAATATACGACCAAAAGGCGTTTATCAAATATTACGAGGAACTCTACCCGACATACAAGTGGAGAAAAAACAGCAATATCGTCAAACTCTACAACTATGCAAAAGAGGGCAAACTCGTAGAGGTGAAAAAAGAGGTGTTTTTCGAGGACGAAAACCTCACGGCGTTTAAGGAGGGCGACCGCATTTATATCAAATTCCTTATGCGTCCGAAACGGCAGCTTATAGTTGCGCTCAAAAGCCGCGGATATTGGTGGAACAGCGGCAAGAGTGCTTGGAGTACCTACCCGGACAGGCTTGACAAAGAATGGGTAGAGTCTATCAGCAGTAGATACGGACAGTATCTTTGAGGAGGGCGCTATGATAGAGATTTTTGAAAAAGAACGCTATTACGACGACAGCCAATTCACAGGACAATGCTATATGTACCCGACATATATGCGGAAAGACGGCAAAGAGGTGTTTATGTTCAACCGCAGAGAGCCGGACGACGCTTGGAAACTGCGTGAGAACGAGGAACGCAAAGCATTTCTCATTGCAAACGACGGCAAGTATTTCAAATTCTGCGGCTTTTATGACGACCCATTTGAAATGCTCAAAGAAATGGTGCGTCGCAAACACACATTCACGGAGTCAGAAGAAAACAACTATCGGTGTTCCTTTGAGAAAAACGGCTTTATCGACTTTCACGGCAACCGCCGGGAGGTGTCGGCCGCATTTCACTATCGCATTTATGACCCCGAAATGACACAGAAAATCAAAGAGGTCGTCCACCGTATTCACAAAAAGGAGTGGGACGCAGTATGAGCAAGAAACAGAGCCGCAAGGCAAATCTAAATCCGAAAATCAGAGAAATCGCAGAAAGCCTCGAATGGACCGTCAGAGAATATGACGACGGCACGGTAGAGTTTGAAAAATACTCGCCCGCCGGAGAGGATTTCATTTTCACAGTAAACGCAGAGAACGCCGAAACCGAAATCTACGATTACTACGATAGTTTTGACGTAGACGACCATATCGAAATGTGGGTCAAGGCAAAAGAAAATGGCGTTGCAGGAGTCCCGTCTATTCGCAGGATTGTAGAGGACGCGGAGGCAATATCCGAAATGCTGAAAGAATTAGCGGGAGCGGTTGACACAAGGACAACAATCGGAGAGCAGCTTGCCGCAGTAAAGGAGAATAACAATGATTAAGAATTTATCACAGTTAAAAAAGGAACTCGTACCCGGCGCAAAATTCGAGATTTTGGAGCATACCAGGTCTGAATGTGTCGGGCAGACGAGAGAAATCAATATTGCGAATACGCAGGGCTTTTACAGCATTATCCCCGGAGAGCCGGGACACCGCATTTCCCTTGCAAATTGCGGAAAAGGCTCGTGGCTCGCGTGGAGCAAAGCACCGTATTGGAGTTTTGAGGGCGACACTGCTACGCTTTACGGCGACGAAGCGCACACCGAGGAACACCTCATAATGAAAATCAGAGTCGGAGGCGCAGTATGAATTACAGATACTTAAAAGGCTCGGAACATAGCCCCGAAAGCGTCGAATTTGATACAGAAAACACGACTTGCGTTGTGAATGTAGATTTATTGTTATGCGGAATAAGAAAATTCCCTTGTGGCGACGGAAACGACAAAAATCTCTCCACCAAAGAACGCTACGACATTCTGAATTTTGTAGAGCAGGAACGAGGAAAATTTATCCACAAAGCAGGTCCGAAGTCAATGGCAGATTGGGAGAACAGCGGACTCGGCTCGTTTGACGAGTATTTCTTCCCCGGAGATACAGTCACGGAAGATGTTTACGATAACTTTCTGAATATCCTGCCGCCTGCGACGATGTGGGAAAACCTACTACAAGTCGGAGAGCCGGCCGCACACGAAAAAGACCCGGAAACAGGAAAGTACAGAGCCACATACACGACTTTCGCAAAGGCTGACGGTCAATGGTGGTATGTCGGAGAGTGCTTTATCAGAGAAACAGTAAACAGACGAACTCGGCCCAACAAACTCTCATTAAGAATTTCAGAGGTCGAAAAAGAATTGAAAGCGGAGGCAGAAAAGAAATGAGAAAATACACCGTAAATGACTTCTTCTGCGGTGCAGGGGGGGTGGCGCTCGGATTTATTAAAGCCGGATTTGATGTAATTTGGGCGTGTGATTTTGATAAGCATTGCGTAAAGACTTACGCCCACAATGTAGGCGATTGGGTGCGAGAGGCTGATGTAACAAAGATTACATACAAGGATATTCCGAAAGCGGACGGTTGGACTTTCGGTTTCCCGTGTCAAGACCTCTCTGTAGCCGGGAAGCAAGCCGGATTTCAATTCCGTTGCCTCGACTGCGGAACGGAATGGAAACACGAACACGAGGGGCTTTCCCCTATCTGTCCTAAATGCGGCGCAACGAACTATACAGCAATCACCCGAAGCGCCTGCTTTTTTGAGATTATGCGCCTACTCGACGAAACAGAGCGAAACGCCCCGGAGAATTACCCCTCATTTCTGCTCGCCGAGAATGTAAAGGGGCTGAAACCGTATATCCCCGTTTTGACAGAGCAGCTCGAACAGAGAGGTTTTGATGTGCATATTCAACTCTACAACTCAAAGTATTGGAATGTGCCGCAGAACAGAGAACGCTATTTTATCGTTGCCACACCTAAAGGAAAAGGAAATTTCAAATTCCCGGAGGAGCAACACGAATATGTACCGAAACTCTCCTCTGCTCTCGATAAAGAGGTGGACGAGAAATACTATATCCCCGACGAAAAGGCGCAGACGATTATCCTACAAGCATTGCAGAAAATCGAAAATCTCGGCAATGCTCACCCGTGCATTACGCCGGACCGTCTGAACAAGAGGCAGAACGGACCGAGAGCAAAAGGCGACGAGGCGGAAATGTTCACACTCACCGCACAGGACATTCACGGAATTATAATCCAAGAGCGCAAAGGTGTGAGCCGGGACGCAATGAAATACATTTCGGACAAGCTGCTCGAATTTGTCGAAAAGAAAGGATATATCCCAAAGTTTTTCAATCCGTATAACTGCTCGGACTGCGGAGAACTCGCTCCAACAGCAACAACCGCTTGCGGCGGACTCACAACCTCGGCGACGGTACTCGTGTTCACGGACAAGAACAGCGGAGAACCTGTTATTATTCAACTGCCGAGAGGCAAAAACGGAGGCAACATTCACGACGTCGCTCCGACCTTAACCGCCAACGCATATGAACAGAACAACTATGTTTGCGAAAATATCGAGGCGGTCGAGAGCGAAATCTGCAACGAGAGCGGATTACTTGACCCGGAGGGACAAGGAAAAACGCTCCGCGTTGGCGGGGGGGGTCGCTGACGAAGAAGCACAACTATCAGCACGTTTTAGTGAAACAGTCCGAGGCGGAGTCTTAAAAAAGCAACGCAACGGAAAAGGCATATTTGTAGGCGTTTCCCCGACGCTTATAGCAACGGACTACAAAGGTCCACACCTCGTAATTGAAGACAAGGAGGATACCAATAATGACAAACAGCGAAACAATGCCCGGAATTGAAGTAATCGGAATGCTCGAAAACAGCGGCACAACACAACAACACAATAACCGGGTGCATAGCGTAGACGGCATTTCGCCGACGCTCACGGCCGTTTCGGGCGGCACACATCACATTAAAATCTTTGATATTTCTCGGTTTAGAGTCCGCAAACTCACGCCGACGGAATACGGTCGATTGCAAGCTTTCCCTGTTGACGACGGTTGGGAACAGGTTGTTTCTGACAGCCAAGCCTACCACCAATTCGGCAACGCCGTTACGGTGTCGGTAGTCGAGGCAATCGGACGGGCAATCGGGAGTTATCTCGACAGCGTTTTCGGAGTTGAGGCAGAGGCAGTTGAAGTCACTGACTTATCCGACGCACCACAGGAAATCAAAGAACAGATTATATCCAATGCCGAGGCGCTCGAACGGAAAGAGGGAGAAAACACCATAGAGGTACATACGAGCGGGCTTGAATTCTTCTCAAATGAGGAACTGCTCGCAGAACTCAACCGCCGAATGACGGTACACGCATAAGGAGGAAAAAGAAATGAAATTATTTAGCACAGAACAGGTATCAAAGTATCACCCGGACAAGTATGCCGACCAAATCAGCGACGCTATCCTAACTGCTTGTTTGAGAGAGGACAAAAACAGCCGTGTAGCCTGCGAGTGTATGGTAAAGGGATGGACTGTTATTCTCGCCGGAGAAATCACCACTACGGCAAAGGTAGACTATGCGGAAATCGCAAAGAGAGTCGGAAAGAAACTCGGATATGAGGTTGACACCGTAATTCAGCAGATTTGCACACAGTCACCCGAAATCGCCGGGGGCGTAAAGAGCGGCGACGAACTTTGTGCCGGGGACCAAGGCATTATGTTTGGATATGCCTGTAACGACACAGAAAGCGGCCTGCCCTACGCTTTTGATATGGCGAATAGAATTATCCGTCTATTGGAAAAAGACACGACAGCGCCGAATTCAGCGCTCAAAGGGGACGCGAAATGCCAAGTAACCGTAGACACCGAGAAACCCAAAGACGACCGCAGCCTCGTAGAAATCCTCGTCAGCGTATGCCACAAAGAACAGTATACGCTAAAAGACATCAGAGAGTATGTGCGAAACCTTATCAAATACAGCGGAATTGACATTGGAGAAGCAACACTCAATATCAACCCGGCAGGCGTATGGACTTTCGGAGGACCGGCGGCAGATTGCGGACTCACGGGCAGAAAAATCGTATGCGACCAATACGGTGGATTTTGCGCTGTTGGCGGCGGAGCGTTCAGCGGAAAAGACCCGTCAAAGGTTGACCGCTCGGCGGCATATATGGCGAATTATATCGCCCGCGACCTCGTAAAAAATCACGGACTGAAATCCTGCGAGGTACAGATTGCCTACGCTATCGGAGAAAGCGCGCCTATGAGCGTTTCGGTAAAATCCTCGTCCCCGGTCGAAGACGCATATTTCGCAAAACTTGTAGAGGAAAAATACGACCTCACACCGGCCGGCATTATCAAATACCTCGACCTCCTCAATGTGGACTACGAGAAACTCGCCGAGGGCTGTCATTACAGAATGGAGCTGCCGAAAAGAACGGAGGCGGACAAATGAAAGCGGTGTTAAAATACCCTGGCGCAAAGTGGCGAATATCCGAATGGATTATCTCACATTTTCCAGAACACAAAGTATACTGTGAGCCGTTTTTCGGCAGCGGAGCAGTATTTTTCAATAAACCGCAAACCTACATAGAAACGATAAACGATATAGACGGAAATATCGTAAATCTTTTCAAGGTATGCAGAGATAACCCGGAGGAACTTGCACGGCTAATACAATTTACGCCGTTTGCCCGTGAGGAATTTGAGGATTGCTACGAAATGTCGGAAGACCCCGTAGAACAAGCACGAAGAACGCTCGTGCGGTATCATCAGTCTTTCGGAACGAGCAACAGCAGTAAAAAGTCGTGGAGAAATGTTCAGACCTACGGAGGACCGAGAACGGCGACTATGTGGAACTATCTTCCCGGAAGAATATCAGAGGTTTGCGAAAGGCTCAAAGAGGCGCAGATTGAAAATATCGACGCAATAGAGTTGATAAGGCGCTACAACGACGAAAACACACTCATATATTGTGACCCACCCTATCTGCAGAGCCTCCGAAAGAAAAATATGTATGCTCACGAAACCCCGGACAAATACCACATAAAGCTGTTGGAGGTACTCAAAGAGAGCAAGTCAAAAATCGTATTGAGTGGGTACGATAATCCGCTGTATAACGAGGCGCTCGCCGGGTGGAATACAGACGAGAAAAAGACAACGGCTCAAATGGGTAAACACCGGGTAGAAAAACTGTGGTTTAACTTTGAGTATGCTCCGGAGGTGTTGTTATGAAGCCGATATACGAGCCGAAAGGCAAAGCAAAAGAATACGGCGACTATGCGCTGAACATCTACACAGGCTGTCCACACCGCTGTTTTTACTGTTTCGCCCCGAATGTTCTGCATAAGGACCGTGAGGCATTTCACACAAACATAGAGCCGAGGACAGATATAGTCAAGGCGACAAAGCGGCAGCTTGAAAACGAAATGATAACCGGGAAACTCATTCACCTCTGTTTCACTTGCGACCCGTACCCGACAGGCTTCGACACTACACCTACACGAGAAATAATCAGAGCCATTAAGGAACACGGGAACAATGTTCAGATACTCACCAAAGGCGACGGGAGCAGGGATTTTGATTTGCTCGGCCCGGAGGATTGGTACGGCATAACCCTCGACGGAGCGACAACTCGAACAGGACATTTTGATAACGCACCCCTTTTCAGATACACCAATCTCATAAAGGCACACGAAAAAGGCATAAGGACTTGGGTATCATTCGAGCCTGTGCTGAACGCCGAAAATGTACTCGGAATGATAAAGGACATAGCACCACACACAGACAATGTAAAAATCGGAAAACTGAACTACCACAAGTCAGATATAAATTGGGCGGAATTCGGGAGAAAAGCCGAGGAACTCTGTCAAAAACTTGGACTTGACTATTATATCAAAGAAAGCCTACGAGCAGAAATGGAGGCAAAGAAATGAAAACCCCGGAAGAAATAAAGCATTTACCAAATCTCCTTATAGCACAGACGAGCGAAGACGGAGGGTGTGGCGTACTGTTTAGGCTCGGAAAGAGGTTTGCCTCTGTTATTTGGAGTGACGGAGGCGGTTGGGAACACGTCAGTATATGCCCGTTCAAACGCTCCTATATGCCCTCTTGGGACGATATGTGCCAACTCAAAGATATGTTCTTCAAAGAGAACGAAACCGTCGTGCAGTATCACCCGGCAAAGAGCGAGTATGTAAACAATATGCCAAACTGCCTGCATTTGTGGCGACCGACGAATGGCGCACTTCCAACGCCGCCATCTATTATGGTGGGAACGAAAAAGGGCCAAAGCAGAGCGGAAATCGAAGCAGCAATTAAGGAGGTTTGCGAAAATGAGTAGATACACAGATAGCATACAAAAACTTGTTGACCTTGCGAAAGAACACCCGGACCTGCCTATCGTTGCAATGGTAGACGGAGAAATAGTCGGCGGTGACGACTATGGGCGTTGGTTGGGTAGTGTCGGAAACGTGGAACTCGGCGAATATGTATTGTTTGACGACCGTTTTATCGACGACCGCGAGGAATTCAAAGAAAAGTATTACGACTACAACGACGACGAACTCTGCGAGAAATTCGGATATGAGCCGGGTATCAATGAATACACCCTCAAAAACGGGCATTGTACGAGGAAGCGGTACGAGGAAAACAAGGAAAACGAAAAACGCCTCGACGCATACCTCGACGAAGTGGCGGAGCGAGCGTTCAAAGCGGCGATTATCGTCAACATTGACCTCCCGGACGACGTCGAAACATTTGAGGAGGGCGTCAAGTAATGAGAGGTGCAAAGCCGGAACTACTGAAAGAACTCTCTAAATACTCGAAAGAGGACATAATCGAGGCTCTCGGACGGCAATACCAAGCGGATTTTATCATCAGCGGCATTGTAGGCGACCTTGAATATATAGCCTCAAAAAGACTGCTCGACGAACACGGCAAGGCTATTAAAGCACGCGAGGACGCTTTTGGAGCGTATATAGAGTGGCGCAATCAAATGTGCATAGCCTACGGCGACGGCAAAAGCGTTAAATTGACAAATATACCACCGAAAGAAATAACAAAAGGCGCAGCCCTTGAAAGAGCGTTAAAAAGTGCAACCGAAGCCGAGCAGAAACTCGACAAAAAAATCAGCAAAATGCTGAAAGTTTAGGAGGACAACGAAAATGAAAAATATATCAGAACTCTCCGACCTTATGGTGGAACTTCTCGAAATTTGCCCGGATTTTAAGTTAAATCCGCGAGGGATTGAGATAATCAATGAGATTGCGGATTACGCCGAGCAGACAGACCTATTCAAAGCAAACAAGGAGCGCGGCGAAATCTTTGACGGACAGACCGCAAAAAACATTTTTTGCTATATGCTCGACCGCGTTGTAAATGCACCAACGGTATTTCATAGAAATTCAAGTGTAATTCTTATTATGCCGTTTGTAAGAAAAAGGCTGAACGAAGAAATGACGGGAGGAAACGATAATGTCGAAAATTAAAATCACAGCAGAAAACAACATTCAGTTTGAAGCGGAGGGCGAGGACCGTTTCGTGCAGGAAGAACGCAGAGCCTTTATGGAAATGCTCGCCGACAAAAACACGGTCAAAGAGGTTAAAGCGGTACAGGAAGCAATCACACCCCGCACGGTCCGCCCGGACGGGCTTGCAGAGGAAACAGTAGTCATTTACGACGACTATGGTATTCCCTCGATTATGAGGAAAATCAGCAAGGTAACGGACGCAGAATTATTCGGCGGCGCAAACAAAACGCACCCGGCGTTTATTATCGACGGTGAGGAATACGACGAGATTTACATTTCCGTATATCCGAACTGCGTTATCAACGGCCGTCCCTATTCTCTGCCTTATATGAAACCGTGGACGGATCTGACAAACGACGAGGCGGCAAAGGCGTGTTTCAGCAAGGGCGACGGTTGGCATTTAATGACGGCGGCAGAATGGGGACTCGTAGCGAATATCTGCAACCGGGACGGTACATATCCGCACGGCAACACGAAGAGCGGTAAATATCACGCAGACCCGTCCGAGGAGGGCGCTACATTCGACGGCGGCGCAGGCAAAACCCTCACGGGAAGCGGACCGGCGACGTGGACGCACAATCACAAGCCGGACGGCATACACGACCTCTGCGGCAATGTGTGGGAAATGATTAGAGGTCTCCGCATTATTAACGGAAAAATCGAAGTCGCAAAGGACAATAACGCCGCACTTGACATTGACCTCACCGAAGCGGGCGACGATTGGCAGCCTCTCACCGCTCCGGACGGTAAGCCGATAAATTTCTCCGTAGGCGACGATTTCAAATTCACAACGGACGAGCCGGAGGACGGCTACAACGGGACCGAATGGGAAAATGTTTACTCGGATTTCGGATTTTCGGACGAACTCAAAGAACTTGCACTCTACCCCGGAGAAGACAACGCCTATCTGTATGTAGATAGCACCGAGGGCGAATATCTGCCGTGTCGTGGTGGCAACTGGTACAACGGGACGGGTGCGGGCGTGTTCTGCACGTATTTGAATGCCGGGCGCACGTCTGCGTACAGCTATCTCGGCTTCCGCTCCGCTTATTTCAAAAAGAAAGACTGACAACTGATTACTGAAAAACTGTCGGGGCGGTCGAAAGACCGCTCCACAGAGAAAGGAAACGATATGCCCGAAAGAATTTATACAGCGCCGTACACTTGCGTATCGTGCGGCGGACCGAAGACGAGGACGGAGGACGACCTCTGCCCCGCTTGTATCGAAAAGGCAAAGCGGAGCGCGGAAATCAAAATGGACGAGGCAACCCTACGCAGAGCAATCGCCGCATACGGTAAAAACGCACAGGTGGATATGGCGATAGAGGAAATGAGCGAACTGACAAAGGCACTATGCAAGGAGCGGAGGTATGAACTCGTAAAAGGGACACACGCCGAGGCTCACGCAAATGTTATCGAGGAAATTGCAGATGTGCTGATTATGTGCAGGCAGCTGCTCATTATTTTCGACCGTGACGAAGAAATCCAAGCCGAAATCAATTACAAAATTCAGCGCCTCAAACAGAGGCTCGACAAACGAGAGGAGCAATAATCTATGAATATGGTTGTTTTGGTAGGAAGAACTACCACCGACATTGAGTTAAAGACCACACCGAACGGCGTTTCGGTTGCGTCGTTTGTGTTAGCGGTTGACCGCAGAACAAAAGAAGACGCGGCGGACTTCCCGACCGTGGTGGCGTGGAGGCAGACGGCGGAATTTGCCTCGAAGTATATCCAAAAGGGGCGCAAAATCGTCGTACAGGGTGAAATCCGCACCCGCAACTATGAAGACCGGGACGGAAAGAAACGCAAAGTCACGGAGATACACGCAACGAATATTGAGTTTGCGGATAGCAAGCCGACCGTAGGCAATGGAAACAGCACGACAACCGCACCGGGACCGGCAGAGGGCTTTGACGAAATCCCCGGCGACGAAGATTTACCGTTTTGATTAAAAAAGTAAAACTCACGCCGGAGGACAAAAGGATATTCGCAACAGAGGTTAAGAAACTCTCCGCCCCGGAATTCGTACAACTGACAAAAGAACTTGATATTTTCAAAGAACGATTTACCGCCGAGGATTGGAAATATATCTGCTCTCACACAGGACGGAGGGCGGAGCGGCTGTTGCGAAATGTAACCGAGCATTACAGTTTTGACGATTAGGAGGAATAACACAATGGCAAAGAAAAGAAATTGCAGACGCACCCCGGAAGAAATCGAAATTCACGAGGAGGCGGTAAAACTGCGTAAAATGACGGACGAGCAGCTCGTAATGGCGTTCAGAGCCTCCACTGCCTCCTCTCGTGGCGTTTCGGAGAAACCCATAGAGAAGAACACGGACGGAGTAAAAATGCTGATTGAGGGGCTTTCTCGTGGCGATTGCAAGGGCGTAAAGGGAGCGACCGCATACAAGATTGCGGAATATGCCGAAGAAATGGGGCTGATGTAATGGACGCAAAGCGACACCAACACACCATACAGGGGTACAGGAACAAATACAACGGGCAGTTATTTGAGAATATCATCACCGCCTCCTGCCATTATTACTATCAGCAGAAAAAGGCGCTTATAATCAAAACGCCCGAACCTATGAAACCGATAAAAGACCTCGGCGGCGGAAAATTTGTCGCATATTACGAGAAACACGCACAGCCGGACTACAAAGGGACATTCAGCACCGGGCAAACGGTTATTTTTGACGCAAAGCACACCGAGGAGGACCATTTGAAGCAGTCGGCGGTAACCCCGGCACAGACAGAGTCGCTGAACAAGCATTACGAATTTGGGGCGCGTTGCTTTATAGTCGTGTCATTCGGTTTTCAACAGTTTTTCAATATCCCGTGGGAAGTTTTTCGGGAAATGAAAGAGCGATACGGACGAAAGTACATAAAGCCGGAGGATATTCCCGAATACCGGGTACAATTCGACGGAAGCATAGTAAAATTTTTAGGATAGGAGGAAACACTATGAAACTGTTTCAAAAATGGCGTATCAGAAAGCACCGACAGGAAATTGAGGAACGCATAGAGGAATACAACACCGCGCTCACCTCTCTTTCGGAAGCAGCCGCCGAACTGCTGAAAATCGCCGAAAACTGCAACATCTCCACCGAAGCGCTACGGCAGACGGTTGAGCAGATGAAAGAAATCGCAGAGAAAGCGGCAATCACGCCGGAGGACCTGCAGAGAGGAGGAACAAAGCGTTATGAGAAAGAGTAAATCCGAACTCGAATTGCAGAACATAATTCAGACGGCCGTAACAGCAGCTTTTGAGGTTGCAAATCAGAATATCGAGGAGAAATTGCAGAAAGCGGTTGAACTCGGAACGAAAATAGGCGCAGCCGTCGGAGCGGAAGTCGGAGCGAAAGCGGCGGTAAAGGCCGTGGAGCGCGAGAAAAAGAGAGTCAGAGAAAGACTGTACGACAAACGCTATCACAACACCAAACTCCTCTTGCAGAATTACAGACACCTCAATGAGCATTTCAAGAACGCTATTTTTGAAATAGAGCAGGCAGAAGAATTTGACGAAACATTCTATGACATTATGGAATGTATGAATAGCCGAGGATTTGACGACGAGATTTATGTGGAGGGTATCAAGCAAAGCACTATCCGCACGAAAATCATAATGACGCACGTAAACCGTATGCTCGACATCTATGAGATTATGTGCGAGAGGTCAAGTCGAGAGGACGATAAACGTCACTGTCGTATTTTGAGGGCAATGTATATCGACGAAACGCCCACCACAGCACAGGCAATAGCAGACCGGGAGAAAATCGACAAAAGGACGGTATACAGGGACATTGACGCAGCTACGGCCTGCCTCACCTCACTACTTTACGGCGCAGACGGACTCGACAAAATGAAATGACCCGCTCCGTGTCACAAACTCGCCATTGACGTGTCAATATGGCGTGTGGTATAATGTAAACTGTAAAATTACAGATACGGCCGCTCGGCGAAAACCGGGCGGCTATATTTTTTACATTGCAATGCCCCGATTTGGGACAATTCAAACAAAAGGAGGTGCGTACCTATGGAGATACGCAAAGTTAAAGTAAGCGATTTGCGGCCGGCGGAGTACAATCCGAGGCAGGACCTCAAACCCGGTGACCGCGAATACGAAAAAATCGCTCGCTCTATCGACGAGTTTGGGTATGTAGAGCCGATTGTGTGGAACGAAACAACGGGAAACATTGTAGGCGGACACCAAAGGCTCAAAATCCTTATTGAGCGAGGCGAAACCGAGGTGGAGGTTTCGGTCGTAAGACTGAACGAACACGACGAAAAGGTGCTGAATGTTGCGCTGAACAAAATTACAGGGCGGTGGGACACCGGGAAGCTGACCGAATTGCTGAAAGAATTGCAGGCGGAGGGCGCAATGGAGGTAACGGGCTTTGAGGATTGGGAACTTGACGCATTGAGTATGCAGTACGACCATATCGACGATTTGCTCAACGAGGATTTCTCGGAGTTTGCTGCCAAAGAGCCGAAAGACACCTTTACAATGACATTTACCCTCCCGGAAGATGTAAAAACCGCCGTACAGGAATATATCGAAACGACACCGAACGCAAAAGCGGAACTCGCTACGGCGATTATCAACAAGGTTAAGGGGGTGTCATAAATGATTATCGCAAAGAAGCGCATAGACGAAATGGACCGGGCGAAGTATAACCCGCGAATTGAACTGCGACCGGGCGACGACGAATACGAAAAGTTGCACGGCAATATCCTCCGTTTCGGAATGGTGTTACCTATCGTATGGAACGAGAGGACAAACACGGTCGTCGGAGGACATCAGCGCCTCACCGTTTTGGAAAACGACGGCGTCGAGGAGGTTGAGGTATCGGTAGTAAACCTCGACGAGAAGCAGGAAAAGCAGCTAAATATCGCCCTCAATAAGACGGGCGGTAATTGGGACGAGGCAAAACTCACGGCACTGCTCGACGAACTCGGCGACGACGCACTCGAAACGGGATTTAGTGAAATGGAAATTGAGGCGTTACAGAACGACATTGACGACCTCGTAGACGGAGGATTTCTGAACGACGAATTATCGACGCTCGAAAAACTCTTTAACCTGTCGCTCACATTTAATTCGGCGGACCGTGCGGACATTAACGCATATATCAAGGACTACGGCAAAGAGGACCTTGTGAAAGTGATTATTCAAAAAGTGAGAGGAGAGATATAATGGGGTGCATTTGCGGAAGCCAAGCAATCCTATGCAACCTACCTATTCGCTTTGACACCTACAAAGGGTGCAGTCACGGTTGCCGATATTGCTTTGCACAGAAAAAGCAGGACATAGCCAAAATCGGAAAAGGAGAAACGGCGGAAAGCCTGCGGAATTTTATCGAGGGAAAGCGCACCGACACGACGAATTGGTGCGATTGGAAAATCCCTATTCATTGGGGCGGAATGAGCGACCCGTTTCAGCCTATCGAACGGAAATACAGAGTATCGTATGAGTGCTTAAAGCTGCTCGCCGAAACGAAGTACCCATTTGTCGTAAGCACAAAGGGCCGACTTGTGGCAACGCCGGACTACATAGAACTGCTGTCGAAATGCAACTGCGTCGTACAGATTTCTATGGTATGCAGTAAATACGACAAACTCGAAAGAGGTTGCCCGCCTTATGAGGAGCGCCTCGAAATGGTGCGGAAACTCGCCCCGAAAGTACAAAGAGTCGTTGTCAGAATTCAGCCATATATGTTGGAAGTATTCGACGACGTGATGAAAAACATTCCCCGCCTCGCAGAAGCAGGCGTATACGGCGTTGTCGTAGAGGGAATGAAATTTTTTAAGGCGAAAGAGGGTATGGTGAAAATCGGAGGCGATTATTGTTATCCCCTGCCGCGTATCCGCAGAGATTTTGAGGCTATCCGAGCGGAGTGCCACCGAAACGGCATTAAATTCTATTCGGGAGAAAACAGGCTACGCGCAATGGGCGACGATATGTGCTGTTGTGGCATAGACGGTCTGCCCGATTTCAAAGGAAACGATTACAACCTATGTATGCTATTGAACGGTAAAAACCCACAGCCGACGGAACTTATGAAAACAGTCGGGACCGGCGGTTGCTTCAAGGCTCTTAATCAGAGTGCAGGAAGCAGTCGAAAACTCACAAAGCAGTCTTTTTACGGGCTTATGCAAGAAGAACTCGCAACAAAACTTGATTACCATAGAAAGGTGTTCGGGCTTGACGAATAGCCTCACCCCGGTACAAGAAATAAACGGACTGCTGATGAAGCGTGAGGACCTTTACGCCCCTTTCGGGAGAGGAGAGGTCAACGGAGGAAAACTGAGGCAATGTATGATGTTGACGGATAGCGTCCTCGCTGCCGACAATGGCGTACAATGCCTCTTTACTTATTGTAGCATACATTCACCACAAGCGCCGATAACGGCCGCCTCTGCCCATTCTCACGGCTTGCCCTGCTACATTGTATACGGAGGAGGAAAAGCAGAGAATGTTAAAACATTGCCTATGCCGCGATTGGCAATGAAATACGGCGCTCAAATAATTATCGGAGCGAGGAGCGGGCGGCATAATGTTCTTTATGCGGCTACGAAGCCTCTTGCCGAGAAAAAACGCGGATTTATAGTACAATACGGCATTAACCTCGTAGGCTATGGTGATGTACTTCTTGACGCAGTATCAGCACAGGTTGAAAATATCCCGAATGAGATAGAAAATCTTGTTATGACTTGCGGAAGCGGAATAACCGCCTCCGGCGTAATGATAGGACTACACAAATACGGGAAAAAGGTCAAGAATGTTCACCTCGTAGCAACCGCCCCGGACAGACGAGCATTTATACACGCAAATTTAAGGCAATACGGAGCGGACAGAGAATTTCATTATCACAGTCTATTCCATACGCCCGGATTTGTATATGAAAAAGGCGCAAAGGCGGTATGGGGGGGTCTAACGCTTCACCCGCATTACGAGGCGAAGACAATGCAATGGTTTATGCAAAGCGGACTCAACCCCTCCGACACCCTCTTTTGGATAGTCGGCGCAGAGCCGTCGAATAGAGCGTAAAGGAGGGAGGAAAATGCCAAGTAATACCAATAGCATTGCCCCGTGGGAACGGCAAAAGGGCGAAAGTGAACAGGCATATGCGGCATTTTCCTTATATCGGGATAAAGGTTTGGACCGCACCCTCATATCGGTTTCAGAGGAGTTGCAGAAAAGTTACACTTTAATCCGCCGTTGGAAAGACCATTGGGATTGGGACGAACGGGTGCGCGAATACGACAACGACACCGAGCGGAAAGCAAAAAAGGAAGCGGAAAAAGGACTACGGGAAATGTATACCCGACAGGTCAAGGTCGCTATGACAATGCAGGCAAAAGCGTTGAAAGCGTTGGATATGCTTGATGTCGAGGCTATGTCGCCGAAAGATATAAAAGAGTATATCAAGATTGCGACGGACCTTGAACGCCTTAACCGCACTATGAGCGCAGGCAAGGCAGACGAAGCGGCGCAGAACACCGAGAGTATAGCGGATATGATAACCTCCGCTTATGAAAAACGCAAAGGAGGCGGCGGAGTATGAGTATGAGCCAAGAGGCGATTTTATTTTACGCCGACCACCCCGTAGAGTTTGTAGAGGATATTCTACACGCCAAGCCGGATGAGCAACAGGCCGCAATCCTGCGGAGCGTTGCCGCAAACCCTATGACGACGGTGCGAAGCGGACACGGTATAGGCAAATCTGCTGTTGAGGCGTGGATAGTCATTTGGTTTATGATTACTCGCCCCTACCCGAAAATACCTTGCACCGCACCGACACAACACCAATTATTCGATATTTTGTGGGCGGAAATAAGCAAGTGGAAGCGCAACAACCCGGTACTCGAAAAGGAACTGATATGGACGAAAGAGAAAATCTACCTCAAAGGACACCAAGAGGAATGGTTTGCAGTCGCTCGAACAGCAACGACCCCGGACGCCTTGCAAGGCTTTCACGCTGAAAATGTACTTTACATTATCGACGAGGCAAGCGGCGTAAAGGACGCTATTTTTGAGCCTGTACTCGGTGCATTGTCAACCGAGGGCGCTCGTCTATTGATGTGCGGAAACCCGACGCAGCTACAAGGCTTTTTCTATGAGAGCCACACGAAGAACAGAGCCTCGTACAGCACCTTTCACGTTGACGGACGAAAGAGCAGCCGCGTATCAAAGGAATATGTTGACCGCATAATCCGAATGTACGGCGAGGACAGCAATGTTTTCCGTGTGCGTGTCGCCGGAGAATTCCCGCTCGCCGAGGACGACGTGTTTATCCCGCTTTATCTCCTCGAAAAGTCCATTATGACGGAGTTTTCTCCCCGAAAAAACCCGAATATCCTCCGAATAGGTTGCGACGTTGCCCGTTTCGGCGACGACAAGACCGTAATCGGGACGAGAGTTGACGAAAAGGTAACTTTGGAGAAGAAGCGCAACGGACAGGACACTATGAAGACAGCGGACGACATTGTAATGCTTTACTACGACCTATTGAAACGCTACCCGGACTACAAGGGCAGTATTATCGTCACGGTGGACGACAGCGGCGTAGGCGGCGGCGTTGTGGACCGTTTGAAGCAAATGCAGAGGAACAGCCCCAAGCTGCTCGCTCAAATGCTCGTTGTCCCCATTATTTTCGGTCAGCGGATAAAACACAAGTATTATCACGACAGCACCACCTATATGATGTCGTGCGTAAAGGAATTGTTATCGCCGACCGACCAAGACGGCAAGGAAAAGCCGATAGAACTGATTTTACCAAACGACGACGACCTCGTGGCTCAACTGTCGAGCAGAAAATACGCCCTCACGGAAAACAGCAAGGTCAAGGTCGAAAGCAAGGACGCTATGAAGAAGCGCGGAATGCCCTCCCCGGACGAGGGCGACTGCGTATTACTGCTTTGTGTGCCTGTAAAGACACCGAAGACGAAAGGAGTACAAGCAAAATGAAACGAATATTATCAATTCTTTTAGTGCTGATTATGCTGTCGCTCACCGCTTGCGGTGCGACACCGAATAAGCAGACGGAAGCAGACCCACCCGACGGAGAGCGGACCGAGGAATACGAAAGCGTATGCGTCGATATAGGCGTACACGACGACGGATATTATGGTTTAATGGCGAATGTATCAATCCATTACAACGAGGACGGTACGCTCGGTTGGATAACCGTGCTTGACCCGGCTCTGCTCGCCTTTAATGTTTCCTCTACACTCGGCGGAGGCGTTTATGTAATCAACCTCCCGGACGGAAACAAGGCTATCGACGAACTATCCTCTATTTCGGAGGCTCTGAAAGCCGCAGGAATGACCGATTATGCCGAGCGGATAGACGCTGTTATCGCCATTATAGGCTCACCTATCACGCAGGCAAGCACATAAGGAGGGCGGCAGAATGAGCGAAAAGAAACTACCGAGGTACGGCGTAACGATAATCAAAGCGTCGGACGAACGCCCGGTAAAGAAGTCAAACAAAAGCGAGCAGCTTGACGCGAGAGAGGAACTCACGGCGGCAGATTGGATTTCACCGCCGATTGACCTTATAGGGCTGAAAGAACTCGAAACAGAGTCCTCTATCCTGCCGCAATGTATCAGAGCCTACAAAAATAACATTGCGGGCTTTGGTATTGGCATTAGGTACAAAGACGACATAGAGGAAACGACCGAAATGGCGGCGGAGTACACGCGAGCGGAGGACATCATTCAGTTGCTCAATTTGGAGCAGGACACCAAAGAGGTATTCGAGGACTTGATAGAGGCCCGCGAAACCTATGGTATCGCATATCTCGAAGTAATCAGAAACCTTGCGGGCGAAGTTGTGCAGATTGAGTTTATCAAGGACACCCCAACCGTAAAGAAAACAAAGCCGTTAGAGCCGTATGTTGATACGGCGTTTTTTTATAAGGGCGACGAAATCACCCGAAAGCGGAAATTTCGGAAGTATTGCCAAGACATTAACGGCAAAACGGTCTATTTTAAGGAATTCGGCGACCCTCGTGTTATGGATAAGCGTAACGGAGAGTATGTCGGCGAGGGCGGGACCGTTGACCTCGACAATCAAGCGAACGAGATTATGGAGTTTGCAATCGGCACAATGCCATACGGCGAGGTGCGTTGGATAGGGCAGATACTCGGCGTAGACGGAAGCCGCAGAGCCGAACATCTGAATAACAACTATTTCAAGAACGGCAGGCATACGCCGCTGATGATACTTATTAAGGGTGGAACGCTCACGGACGACTCTTTTACCAAACTCACGGAGTATATGAACGGTATCAAGGGCGAAGCCGGACAACACGCCTTTATCGTGCTTGAGGCAGAGTCGGTAGACAACCGGGCAGGATTTGACGACGAGCAAAAGCCGGAGATTGAGGTCAAGGACCTTGCCTCTATCCTGCAAAAAGACGAATTATTCCAAGACTACCTCGACAACAACCGCCGCAGGGTGCAGTCCTCTTTTCAGCTGCCCGATTTGTATGTCGGATATACCACCGATTTCAACCGAGCGACCGCACAAACGGCAATGGAAGTCACGGAAAAGCAAGTATTTCAGCCGGAGCGGAAAAGCCTTGCGTGGGCTATCAACAACCGTCTGCTCAACGGCTACAATTTCAAGTATGTTGAAGCATACTTCAAAGAGCCGGACATCAACAACCCGGACGATATGTATAAAATCCTCACTGTCGGCAACAACGCGGGAGGACTGACACCGAACAAAGCGAAAGAGATTATCTATTCTTTGCTCGGCGACAATTACGAGCCTTTCGACGAGGAGTGGGGCGATATTCCCCTCGCATACGCAAAGACACAACAGGCGGCGAATTTCCCCGACCTTGCGGCGCAGCTTGAAAAGCAGATAAAGAAAGCCGCCGGAGCGCAGGACGACGCTATCGTGGCAGTAATGAAAGAGGTGCGCTCTCTGCTCGTGAAAATGAGCGAGGAGGCGGAGTGAGTATGTGCAACTGCGAAAAGCTGCTGAAAGCGATTGATAACTATATCGCAAAGGCGGACGACGACCTCAAAGACGCTCTAAAAGACGAGGGATATGCCGAGCCGGGAAAGACGGTAAAACGCATATCGGACATTGAGGACGCTATCGCCGAGGCTTTGGAGGAAGAAAGCGACCTGTTTATTACCAATGCGAACACCTGTATCGACGTTGAAACA